TCAAGCCGATCTAGGTCGCGGTCACGGTTTGACCCAGTTATGACTAAGCCACTGCTGTCGCGCTGCTGGTCATTAAAGATATCTATATCTTTAGTGGCCATATTATTGAGGCAGGGAGCCTATGCCTTGGTTCATGCTTTCTTCCATACCGCTAATAATCTGAGTTCTAGGATCTGGCCCTAAACTTCTCTCAGCCGGGAACATGGTCGCACGGCCAAACGTATTGACCAGATAGCCAATTGCGTCGTCTAGGGTGCCTCTTTTGAGCATGTAATCGAATATTTTTCTGGATTCTTCTAAGGTTTCTGGAGGTACATCCTCCACCCTAACCATAGATCGAAAGTCTGGGCTGGTAATGATCTGCGTGAAGACTTGGTCAACACCGGGCGTGCCGGTCATCTCGATGCTTTCTTGTTCTTCAAATATATCTACGTCTTCAGCTGCCATAATATCACCAGTTCTTACAGGACCAGTATGATGCCGCGAACACGTCCTTTTTCTTTTCTACCGCATCGCAGTTATGTCGCGCACGGAACGATTTGCGTCTGGCCGGTTGATCCTTCTTGATCGACATCTTGGGATCACCGTAGCGAACGACCTTCACTTGATCGCCTTTCTTTGCCAGAACCTTAAATTTTTTCTTGCCACCGGAGGTGCGGACTTGCTTGTTGTAACCGGGAAAAGATTCGCCCCGGTAGGTCAACCTACCAGACTTTGTGCGAGTAACATCTTTTACATCAGCCATAACTTTCCATCCTTTCGTAGTGACGCCAGTTACGGTTCATCACCTCAAACCAATCCTCCATGGTCATTATACACACTAAATCGTTTGTCGCAGGCCACTCAGTATTGACGGCGTACATAGGCAAACAGACCTGTATCGGTTTCCTGTTGTATTTATATATCAAAACCGGGATTTTATCACCCGCAGCCTCACGCACTTGTGCGAGCCACTCAGGTTTGTAGGTCCAGCCATCGGCGTAATGTTTACACTCCACCGCATGATACGGGATGTCGATGTCCGCAAGGTCTTTTTGCTGATATTGGTCCAAATTTCGTTTGCACGAAAAATTTATGTCTTGGGACTCAAGCCACTCATTTATTTGCGTGACCACAGATCTTTCAAATGTGGCGCCTTTCCTCCTAGAATCTGCGCCCATAGGGTACCTTGTAAATTGATATAACCATGTCGTCAGTATACCATTAGATCGCTTGCGGACCACAAAACTCCCTTTTGTCGAAAGCAGGCGCCTGAAGCCCGACCCTTACACCCGACATCCTAGGGCGGAAGGATGGCCGTCCTTATCATCTTCTCCGGTTAAGTTATGTGGTAAGGGCGGCTACTTTTCCATGAGTTTTTTTGAGTTTTGAATGTACCAAACTCAGCTATAGCAATACACCTCGCGCCGATCTGTCACAGGGGGTGTACGGGGGTCCGGTCGGTCAAAATCTCCATAAAAATCAAGCACTTAGGGGTCCCAGCAGACCTGTGCCGTATCCCCTCTGCTCACTGCACGCACATTGTTGCACACATTTGCACACGCCCACACACGCAAAAAGTCCTGTAAAATCAATGACTTACGGGCCTTGCTCGATTTTTCTGGATTTTTGGGAGCTGGAAAGGGCGCGGCCCTCTAGCTGGTTTTTTTTCTAATGATCAGAAAGATCTGGGTCAATCTTTTCTGCGCCCAGAATCTTGGAGAGTCTGTCCTTAATATCTTCGCTGGACATTGAGTCAATGTTGGCGTTGATGTTTAGGTTCTGGGACCTGCTGATGTTTAAACCGGCAAGCTGATTGAGTTCTTTGATAGCTGACACCGCCGCATTGTGATGTCCATCCTCGAATGCAGTCTCCGCTATCTTCCACAGCATCGTGCCAGTTTTCTGTGGAGTGATCGCGTACTTCTCTCGTAGTTCTTCCTGCTTGAGTCGAACCGCTTTCGTAACCTTTGGATAGCTCTTGCCGTTGAGCATTTTGTTTGCAGCTGACGATGGAAACTCGAACCCGGCACGTCGAGCTGCTTCAGTTTGACTACATGCACCTTCGGTGTAGTGCCAGACGAATGCATTCTGCATAGCAGTTATGCCCAGCTCTTCGTCCTTATCGAATTGATCGGGTACTGCGACTAGCTGCGGCTTGTCTTTTCTTGGTCTTCCTGCCATTTGTCCTTCACGTAATTTTTAAACACCATGAGCGCTTCGTCACGCTCGTATGGATCTTCATTATAGGTCCTTCGCTCCTCCGTGTTAAGCAAGAACCATCGATCAAAATTTGAATCAAAACTTAGTTCATCGTCGTATTTAAACTCATGCATATTTTGCCTCCGTTAGCATTCAGGTAGTGCAGGGTATATATAACCGCATTACTACCTATTTGTACGTCACATAACTGTGTTTCTCCTTGTTTATGTGCCTATTAAAAATATCTTTATATACTGTTACCTAACACTACCTATAGTAACAAACCCAGTAAATATAAGGCTTTCAGCATAGGGTACAACCCAGTGCATAGTGCGCCTTTTTTGTTCCCTTTGTCGTCCCATATTTCCCGTGCCTATTTATACTCACTTATACAACGACACGCGCACACCTAGTGCAGTGTCTCTAACCCTGTTTCTGTCAGCACTATATCCTGTAGCTCGCCGACGACTTCCAGTCCAGATCCTTCGGCAATTAGCTCCGCATGTTCTCTGGTATCAGCGATAATATTAGGGCCAGTGTGCGTCGTGCCGTCCCATATAAATTGCGTCAAAAAAATCTTCATTCGTACTCACCATTGATGCGCTTGAAATGCACGCGCACGAAATACTTTCTTAGTAATGATACCAGAGTGAACACAATGGTCTGAAAGACCGCTGTAGTTGTCACTCCGAGTTCTAGGTAGGTAGTGAAGGTAAGACAGGCTAAGGCCACCGGGAACGCCATAAAGAAGCCGACGCCTACGTCTGCAAGCGCTTCTCTGGCCGCTGACTTATCTAGATTGCCCATCTTTCTTTTGTTGAGCTTCCAGCTGCTTCCTGATCTCGTAGCGCTTAAGCATGGCCTGCCTAGTCCTTCTTGCTGTTTTTCTATTCATCGATCAACCTCCTGCCCAGCTGTCCAGCCCCGAACCATATAACTACCGGGATCACCGCGATTGCAGCCGCAACATAGCTGAGGCCCAGCGCCATGTAGCCTAGGGCCTTGCGGAAGGTAACGTCAGTCGTTATATCCACCGCCATAGCTCTTGTATCCTCCAATATCGTCTTCATCTGGTTTGTCATAGTCGAGGTCGTATACTTTTTTTCCATTTGATCTCCTTGGCTCTATGCCACGTTCATGCAGTACCCGTGACGCTTCTTTGAAGTCGGGCATCCTAGGATTTGCAATGCCTAAGTCCCTGAGAAGCTTGGTCATCTGTACTGCATCGGTTTGTTTGCTACTGAACCGCACATGTTCTAGTAATAAGTCTTCTACACTCGATTGTGTGCGGTAGATCTCGTTTGAGTCGTTCAACATCTCCCGTTCATCTGGAGACAAGAACCAATTCTTTTGTCCCGGTACATACATCGTCTCTTTGACTTCCGCCCAGAGCTGTTGCATGTCGATACCGTGATTGAAGTTGATTGCACGCACTGGAATTACCCAGAATCTTCGATTGCCTGACGTGTCCGTCAAGAATTCGCGTGCATTCACACTAGCGTAGAATGCTGTGCGTCTCTGGTATCGCGAGAAGCCGCGGTCATACGGTAGGCGCAATTCATCGCTTCTGGCCGTCACAAATGCTTTCAGTTGGTCAATATCACTCTTCTTAAAGGTAGACTCTATCTCTCCTAGCTCCACAATCCAGTGGCTTACAGCTCGCTTAACGCTGTCTTTGTCAGACGGGTTTAGTGTGGCGCCTTCTAGGAGCCAACCGCTCTCGTAATTGGCAAGACGCTTAAACCACAGCGTCTTACCTAATCCTTGGGCGCCCTGAAACACTAGGATGCCTTCGAGTTCCACTCCATTCGGTTCACACGCTGCCGCGCAGCAGCTTATCAGCCACTTCTTCATAAGCATCTCTTTGAGGGCTTCGTTCTCTGGGGATCCGATGGTATCCAGAAACTCTTGTATGCGACTGCGGCCATCCCATGCCCGTGATTCCATCCATTCTTTTACTGGGTTGTACTCTTTGGCCAGCACCTTGAGATAGTCCGATACCTTGGTGTGCGGTATGCCCATATTGATGCAGCGATTTTCAATCTCGATCAGTGAGGCATCTTCTTTGAGGTCATCGATAAAGGTCATGTTGGGTATGTCGATTTCCATGACCTTCTTGATCACGTTGTACACCACCCGGATGCCCTGCACGGTAAGCACGCCCTGTATGTTCTCTTTAGTATTAAGGTATCTGCCGGTAGAGCTTTTGCTGAAGTCATACTCAACCGGGATGTCTATGTTCTTCAACGTAGGCATCAGCTCACCTTCCAGCGCCTTCGTTGCGTTCTTATGATCGTTATAGTCGCCCTTGGTCTCAGGCATCCAGACATCGGCTTGGCCGTTCTTGCCACGTATCACCTGACACGCTTTAACGGCTTCCTTTTCACCCGTGTTTGATTCTGGATCATTGTCCGCGATGAATTTATGCATGCGGTCATTGAAATACTCGAACATCACCTCTGCGACAGGCGATAAGTTGTATGCGTCAAATGCAACGACGACGGGTTGACTGAAGTCAGCATAGTAGGATGCCGCTGTTGCATATCCTTCGGCGTAGTTAACTACGTCACTGGATTTGAGGATCTCACTGCCTAGTATGAAAAAGCTGCCGCTTTTTTTAGAACCAGTAAGAAATTTCTTGCTGCCGTCTTCACTTATATATTGGATTCCGACAATGGTCATCTGGGCGTCGTACATAGGTATCATGAGAGCGCCCTGCTCGTTTTGTTTCAGGCCGTAAGCCAAGACTTCCTTCTTCTCTAGATAAGGATGGCGCTCAACCGGGAGTCCGCGCTCCCATGCTGACTGCGCACGCTTCGCTGCCTTGTTATAGTTCTCAGCCTTCTTTACTTCGGCTTGTCTTTGTAACTCCTTAATTTCTTCTCTCTGCTCATCAGTCATTTTATACTTCTGCTGATGCTCTGGCTTAAACATAGCTACCGGCTCGGTAGCTGAGATCCTGTAATCACCGATGCGACCAAAAGGCACGGCTTGATCAGTCCATAACTGATACCACCCGACCAATTTGCGTGCGTTGCCTACATTAATGTATGCTCTGCCTACACTGCCATCATCGACTAATCCTTTCTTTGGATCCGGTTCTAAACCATTCTGAGATAAGAAATTAAGAAACTCGCTTCGCACATCCCCAGAAAAGGGCCTCTCGAAGTTTTTTTGGTTTGGTTTCTTAATCTTTAGTGACATCCCTACTTGCTCTATATATTCATTTGTGTACAATATCATACACATTTATAAAAAGTAATCAATTACCGGAGGATCAAAAATGGGATTAACAGTATCAAGCGGCGGCGGCGACTACGAAAGTTTGCAACCGGGCCGTTACAAAGCAGCGTGCTACAAGATTGTGGACGCTGGCAGTCGGATGGAAAGCTTCAAGGGTGGACCAGAAAAGAAAAGGGCGCTCGTTTACATTTATTGGGAAGTGTCCCATATGCAAATGGGTGAGGATGGCGATGAGTTCTGGGATGAAATAAAAATGTCTGACGACAGACCTTTTAGCATTTCCAAGAAGTACACGGCATCATTAAACGAGAATGCAACCCTGCATCTCGATCTTAAATCATGGCGTGGCAAGCCATTCACAGCAGATCAGCTCAAAGCTTTTGACATCGATAACTTGCTTGGCAAGACGTGTGAGTTAGAAGTGATTGGCTATCAAAAACAAGACGGCTCTGATGGCACAGCTGTCGAGGGTGTTTACAAACCAGATGGTGGCGTTAAGTCAATTGAGACTGAGAACGATCAGGTCGCGTTTGATCTAGACATCTACAGCAAAGAGTTTACTGGCGAGTCATGCAAAGAATCAAAAGCCATGTGCGACATCTTTGAAGAGATGCCGGGATGGATGAAAGAGATGATAGAAGAATCTCTTGAATTGAAAGCTGCTAAAGAAAAGGGCGGATCAAAACCAGCACCAGCTGCTGAGTCTGGTGGTCTAGCGGATCTTGCGAAAGACGACGAACCCGACGAAGAAGAAGACGTACCCTTTTAAATGATTTTGCGAATAGGGGCCGCACTCGCTGGTGTGGTGTTCCATCTCCGGGCCGGACATCGGGGGTGCGTGTCTCCTAGCAATGCTTATGGGTAAGAAAATAATAATCGAATTTGACGAGGATGATGCCGAAGAGATACTGGAAATCATCCGTCAGCTATTAGAGAGGAAAGAACAAAATGGCGAAGAGAGGCAGACCGAAGAAGATTGACTCAGTAGTCAATTCACCTAGTCACTACCTTAGTGGTGACATCGAATGTATTGATGCCATGGTGAGCGCGTTTGGCGAAGACCAAGTGCGGATCTATGCAAAGATCAATGCGTTCAAATATTTATGGCGTGCTGGCAAGAAACAAGGCGCCACGGATACTGAAGATCTGGGAAAATCGTGCTGGTATACCAAGCGAGCTGCCGGTGAGGATCCAAGGAGGAGCGATGGAGTTTAAAGTAGGCGTTTACGAAAACGTACCGTACCCAGAGTATGCAGAGATTGAGGCGTTCAGATCTCATGATCTCACCTCTGTAATTAAATGTCCCTACACTTGGAAGCACCAAGGACCGATGAAGGAAACACCGGCCCTAATCGAAGGCCGGGTACAACACTGTGTGTTTCTGGAGCTGGATAAGTTTGACGAAGAGTTTGTGATCGAACCAAATGTAGACCGCAGGACCAAAGCCGGTAAAGAAGAGTACGAAGACTTCAAGGCCGGGATAGGTGACCGCACACCGATCAAGCAAGACATGTACGACGTGTGCATGGACCGCAGAAAGGTAGTCGAAGAATATGTTCCACATGGAACACATAAGGTAGAGCTGACTGTCTGTTTCTATTGGCATAACCACCCGTTCAAAGCACGGTTCGATTGGTATGACGGGAAGAATGTTTGGGATCTTAAAACTGCGCGTGACGCATCACCCAGAGGCTTCAAAAACGCCATCAATAGTTTTAATTACTATATGCAAGCTGCACTGTATTTAGAGGCTGCTAGGGCCTCAAATCTGCCAGCAGAGCAGTTTATGTTCTTGGCACAAGAGAAGCTACACCCCTATCCTTTTGCGGTTTATACGCTCTCAGATGAAGCTGTAGAGTATGGCAAGGCTAAGAATGAGCAAGCGCTCAAGACGTTGTTGGATTGCAAAGATAACGACGACTACAAGCCATTCAACATCACCGGCACACAAGTCGTGGAGCTGGGCGATCTCTGGTAATGATTTTAGATAAGTTTTACTATCGGCCTTTGCCCGACCACCTGAAGTTAGGCGAGAGCGAAATAGAAGGACATGGTGTCTTTGCTGCGGAGCAGATAGAACAAGGCGCCGATCTAGGCCCTACTCATATCAAGATGCCTTTATACAAAGGCTTTGTGCGAACACCGTTGGGTGGTTTCCTCAACCACTCTGAAGATGCGAATTGCATGCTAGAAAACGTGTACGAGTGGGACGATTATCTTGTTTTTCATCTTTTTCCCGTCAGGGATATAGAAAAAGGCGAGGAGCTGACACTCAATTATGACATCTGAAGATCAGGAAGCTATCTGGGCGGAGCAAAAGAAACTTTGCGCTGCTCGGTGGGTCTGGACAAGGCGTCGTGTTCGTACACCAAAACAAATGATTACTTGGGAACAGTGGTGGGAGAAGATGTTCCAAGATAATTACCGGGAATACACCGACAAAATGATGGCCAAAAAAAAGGGAGCTTAAGCTCCCTTATTATTTGTTGGCTTGTTACGCCTCAGCAATTTTAGCCAAACGAGCATCACGATAATCTAAAGCTCCTTCGCCAAGATATATGTTACCGTCTTTAGCTTTAAACAAAGTTTCAAGGCTTGCTGCTTGATCTTTTTGTTTTTGCTTCAGTGAAAACTCCGCTTGCTCTAAAGTAATTGCACCGATTTGCACAAAGTCTAAAAGCATGTCTGCAAATGGTACTTCACCGTTAGACTTCCAAACTGTAAGGCCATCTACTTGTGCTGTCTTTTCAAACTGCTGCTCAATGCTTTTGCTCCAAATGTTACCATTAGAATCTGGTCTAAGCTGATCTGTGAAAAGAACATCACCCGTAAAGGTTTTGTTTTCATCATGAATGCTGGCCATTCCAAATTTTTCTTTTGTGACCACTTCACCCGCTATTTTTACTGTATCGTTTAACATCATTTTTTCTCCGGTTTATTTAACTTACACCACCTATTATAGCTATTTCCGTGTCCGTGTACAGCTTTTTATACAGATGTGTACAATTAATTATGGAGCATTTTGCAACAGCTCAATCGCCCTGCTTTTGTCGCACAACCAGAAAACCAGAAGATACCGATCACCCTCGCCAACCGGGAGGCCACGGTGATTGTGTGTGAATGATGGGAAGATAAGACCGTGTCCATTGGGCAATGGCTTGAGCTTGCCGTGATTGTGAAACTCTGTACCACCGCCTGTGTATTCGCCTGTATTTAACGGCACAACAACGCTTATGTCTGCACTCTCATCATGGTGCCAGTTACCTTGATCTCGCTCTTTGATGTTGTAGTTGGCTATCTGAATGCTGGCAGGATCCGGGCAGCTGCGTTGCCAGATAGACATAATGATGGGGTCCAGTATGTTACGAACCACAAACCACATGTTCTGGTACAGCTCCGGGGAGCGCTCTCGCAATACTATCTCTGGGATCTGGCGTAGGCTGTCTTCATCTTCATTGCCTTCAAAGCCAAACTCCTTCTTCATGTGATCAATCTCTTCACACATCATCTTGCACCAGCTGCGCCTGAATATCGGCATGGTGTACACTTCTGGAAAGGGGTTGCTCAACATCTTATGTATGGGCGTCTTTTTCATCTTACCGACACCCTGCTGTGCTGCATACTTAGTTATGATGGGGAGAGAGTCTTGAACCGCCTGATACGTGTTCTGGTTGATCATCCAATGCGATTGCATGGACAACATGTAATTCTTTAATTGATACATAAGTTTGCATATTGTCGCAAATTTTTATAAAATGATCCACACTTATAACTTATTAAAGTAGTAATATGGATAACATACAACAAGAAGTAAACCCGAAGACTCGTAAGTCTTTGGCTCTTGATGTTCGTACTTACAACATGTTGCAAGACATCTGTAACAGTGAGCGCAGGACCAAGATCGACCAGTTAAAGGTATTGATCGAAAGGGAGCATAAATCGCTGTTCAGCGAGCATGTTAGCGCATGAAGCTCTTCAAACGTAAGAAGTCTGTACCCCAGACTTATCAGCCGGTGCTTGAAGCAAAAGAAGTTATAGACTTGTTTTCAAGATTAACCTTACACCACCAAGCTGCGCTTATGCGTTTGATCTCGCGTAACCTAGTCATACAGGTAGATGGCGAGCAATACATGGGCTATGAGTTTAACTACGACGTAGATAGCGCTGTGATCTTAGCTCATGAGTCTGAGCCGCAGGGTGAGCTTGAGCTAGAAAGTTAAACCAGTCCGCCGATGCCAGATCGTCTGGCCCTCATTCGCATGGCTAGTTCTCTGTCTTCGTCTCTTGGCAGGATAGTCGGAGACATTGCAGGATCAAAGTTTAATGGCGCCCCAGTCTGTCCCGGTAGCCCGTCCTCGAAAAGATCTACATCCAAAGAGCTTTGTGGATTATTTAGAGACTCTTGGGATTGTTCAATCCTTTGCTGGATCATCTCATCAAGTTTGCCCTGTGTAGGCGAGTATGGCTCATCTTCAGATGTGATTGCATCAACACCCTCAGCAGCACCTCTGGTAACGGTTTGTTTTACTCCGTAATCAAAAGCATCTAGGTAATTGTAAGCTTTCTGTATGTCGGCTACAGAGTCAGGATCAAATAAGACATCAGCCAAAGTTTGATAGTAGGCGTCTGCTTGCTTCATGTTAATACTGCGAAGCATGTCATCGCCAATTGTGCCTTGGAATATTCTTCCCGGTAAACGTACACCGGCTAACAAGAATCTAGCAGTCCTCATGCCTAAACCAGCTGTGTCTTGCATCAGCTGTTTTTCAATTAACTGTAATGGCTGTGTATCTGATCCGCCTTTTGATACGCGCATGGCTTTGCCAACCAGCTCGATCATGCGGCTAAAGTTTGCATACTCTTCTGGCTCTAACATTTCTTGCATGAGTTTGTTTGTTTTGCTCTTTGCAAAGAATTGTTGGAATTGTGGTATGCCTTGATCAATGCTTTGACGCATCAAATCATCAAGCTTATCTATGATAAAAAACTTCTTAGCGTCTTTGAAAGCTTCCGGGTCTACAGCTCGCAGAATACGCTTGGCATTCCTCGCAGACTGTATTGATACGTTTGGATCAAATAAATCTTTAACAGCTCTGGCGCTTGCTTTGTCAGTCATAACTCTGGAAAGCTTGCCTATCGCTGAACGCTCTACCATTTGCAAAGCTGGCTTTGTAGGATCGTATACTCTTCTGGCCAAACGATACGTGTCGTCTGCTGCATCAAACAAAGTAGTCAAATCTTCTCGTAATGAGATGAGCCTAGAACCTTGATCTGTTCCTATATTTGCTTTGATTAAATTTTCAATTGATCCGGCCCTGCGATCATGCAGTGCCATCATGTTCTGTATTTGGTTATCTTCTGAATCGAACAACAGTTTTCTAAAAGCTGTTAGCGACTCAACCACATCAGGATCTAATTCTGTGTTTGCCAGCTGATCATCAATCTTTTTGATAATAGGTGCCGTGTCCACAAGCACAGGTTCTGGTGCGTTACGAATTGAGTCGTATAGCTTTGTAGCTCTTTCTTTTCGTTTTGACGCAAGCCTTTCGATTGCTTGCTTACCAGCTGCCGCTACTCTGGCGTTCACATCGCCAAACTGTTGCGTCATGCTGCCAAAGCTGTCCGCCATGGCCTCGATTGCTTCTCTAGTCTTAGTAGCACGGTTATCGTAAAACCTGCGTATAGACTCGATCTGTGGCTGTCTGGTGAGGTAATACTGTATACCTATGGCTCTAGAGCCAATGTCTGAAGCTTCAGCCGGGGTAAGCTTTACGCCCATCTTAGCTGCTTCATCAATGATGCCTTGATTGGTTTCTCGCAAGGTCATCAAATATCTTAGGTTGTCCTCTTTGCCGACAAACTTATTGACGACGTTTCTGACTGGGCCAGCACCAAACGGTATTGCTGAAAAACCAGACGACATAAGCAAGTCATCGTGTGCGGCTTTAATCTCTTCTGGCGGCAGGTTGTAGAACATATCTATCAACGCTTCGCGTCCGCCTCTGGCCACACCACCAATTACATAGTTGCCAAAAAATCCACCAGCTGCTGTGGTGGTTAATGTTACTGCCAGTTTACCTAACGGGTGCCTGATGTTTTCAGAAAGATCTAATCCTTTTTTGAATCCAGCTGTAGCACCGGCCATGCCACCACTAACATCTGCAACAAATGTTGATGCAGGCACAATGTTTGGGAACACATAGTTTTCAAACCAGCCAACATCTTCACCGGGTTCAAACACTTTTTTTGTGGATCCGTCGTAGTCTGTGTAGATCAGCTCGCCGTCTTTGTATCTAAAACGTGCGACAGCTGACGGATCATCAGGAAACTTTTCTGACGCAAAGTATTCGAGCATAGCGTCATCACTGAAAAACAAATTACCTCTTGCTTTCATCAGACCGTAGTCCATGAAGTCACGGTCTTCTTGCTGCTGATTCTGCATAGACTGTTGCAGAAGCTGCTGTATTTGTTCGTCGTAGTTTGGTTGAGCCATGGTTACTTTGTCAGTCCAAAGTTTTGTATGAGGTAATTAGGCACTGCCAGCCCACCGTCTACCATTTTTTGTAGCTTTTCTTTCTTAGCCTCAAAATCTATGGTCGTGTCTCTGTTAATTTGTTCTGCCAAATTCTCAGAGCTGATAGTCGTTTGTTGTCTTGTTGTAGTAGTGCTATCGGTTTTTTCTTTTGCAGACTGTATTTGTCTGTACTGTTGTATGCTGTCATTGACGCTGAACCCAGCGGCTATACCAGCACCCTCTCCACCAATGCCTAATTTGTTGATGGCATCAGCTTCGCCTCTAGCAACACCGCCAAGTGTTTCAAACTCTTCAGGATCGAATATAGGATTGTCGCGTTGCCATGTAGCTGCGAATCTGTCCAAAGCTCTTTTTTGTTTGCCTTTAGACATATTAGAATCTTCGAGCCTGTCAGCCTCATCAGCATAGGCAATAGCGTAATCTTCGGCTCTCTGTGCAATTCTTTCTAAGTAGTCAAGCTGTTTCATAAAACCGTTATAGGTACTTGTTAGAACCGGGGAAGCGGCTAGGAACATTTCCATTTCACGGTTAGAGATAGCACCCTTCGTCTGTCCTACAATCGCCATGGCAAAACCAATGCCTAGCTGGTTCATCAATATTTGGTCGCCAACCTTACTGCTGTCGATCATGCCATCTAGACCAACACCAACAAGTATTTTTCTGATTGGTAACAAGAACGCTTCTTGTGGACCGTAACCACTTTCGCCGATACGCTTTGCTACGTCTCTTGCATACTTGACCTGATCAATAACACCAGAAGCAGATCTAGCTTCTTCTGTAATCGTGTCTTCGTTTTTGATCATTGCCTTGATGTATTCTTTGTCGCCAGTCTCGCCTTGGTTAATAACCGTGTTCGGGCTTTTTACTTGAATACCGTTTTTGTTTTCTAGCAAGTCGTTGATGACTGACTTGTTTGTCATGTTGTCTCTGAACGTGCCTTGTTTTCGCACACCACTGGCAACCATGACTGCATTACCATCGGCGTCTAATACCGGGTTGCCCTGCTCGTTTGTGCTAGGCACCATCTCATCAAACTCGATAGTGATTAAATCGCCGGGATCATTAGCCATCTTAAGTAGCTCAAGCGAATACTTTTGCAAGTAGTCTTGTGCTTTCTGTTCATCTTGCATAGCTAAGTTGGCAGCCTGTAACGCAACCTGTTGATTGGCTTTTGCGTTTGCTTCTTTGTTCGCTCTAATCCTTGCAGACACGCCTGCAAAACCACGGCCTATGCCTTCGTAAACATTGCCTGTTTTTGGTGTAGCAAGTATTGCTGCGCCAAGCTCAGATGCTACGTCATAGATATTTAAATTTGGCGCTTGATAAGCATATGGCGACAGTCTTTGTTGATATTTATCAAAACTGGTTTCGTATTTTGGTTGATTGGCTTGCATCATCATCAACCGCAACGTGTTTGGATCGATAGACCCAAGATCAATCGGTCCTGAGAACGGATCCGCATCAGCTGCACCACCGGGAGCAAAGCCTTTGATCTGCTCTTCCATTTGAGGTCTGCCAATAGCCATTAGACCGCCTTTTGTTGTCCTTGGTTCATAAAGCTACCTATACCGCCTAGCGTAGATAAACCAACACCAAGACCTGCCATCAATGGGCTAGGTGGCGGTGTAAATTGTTGTACGTTGCTCTGTGTGCCAGCTGTCTGAGCTGCTGTACCAATAAACGGTAGAAGCGCTTGATACTGCTGTAGCGGAGCCTGTTGTGCCTGTAGAGCGTTAGCCCTTTGAGCGTTCAGAATCTGTTGTTGTAATTGTTGCTGCTGTCCACCAATACCAGATAGCAAGTTAACACCGCTCATACCTGCTTGTTGCGCCTGACTACCTAAACCTTGCAAGAATCCGCCCAAGCCCTGCTGTGCTTGGAACCTTTGTTGACCGATCTGACTTTCGAGTCCGCCCATCTGACCTAATGCGCCTGACAGCTGTTGTCCTGCACCTAGTGCGGCTTGACCGGCGCCTGCTTGCGCTTGTTGTCCGGTTTGCCCAAAGCCAACCAGTGTCCTTCCTAGACCTGTACCTGCGCCGTAAAGTTGTTGTGCGGTTTGACCTAAACCACTAGCAAGTTGTTGTTGTGACCCCAGTCTGGATGCGCCCAATGAACCCAGACCGGAAGCCAACCCTCTTTCTGCTCCTAAAACATCGCTGGCAACGCCACGTAGTGTGCTGCCTAATGCTTGTTGAGAGCCTAATCTTTGTCCTGCTAAACCAGACAATCCGCTTGCAGCTGATCTTGCTGCCTGTTGTTGTCTAGCAAACTCGCCCATACCTGCGCTCTGAGCTTGTGAAAAGCCTCTAGAACGTATTCCTGCTAATTCCTTAGCTAAACCCCTACCCAAAGCTTCTGTACGCTCATCGGCTGATAAACGCGCTCTAGAGCCGAATGCTGACTCACCACCAGAACGTATGTCTCTGGCTGTTTGTTGTATGTCTGCTAGGTTTGCTTGTTTTACTGCATCCTCGACGGTTTGCTGTACGACAGCATCCTCGAAAGGATCCATAAACTGTTGTGTTAAATCTTGATCGTAAGCGCCTGTAGTTCCGCGCAGTAAACGCTCAGATTCTCCTAGAGCGCCACCAAATCCCTCTGTAGCGCCAATTTGTCGTCTTGCCACATCACCAGCAGCTCTGCCGAATCGCCCTGTAGCGCCTCGTTGTATGCCTTCAGCTTCGCCTAAACGTGTACCAAACTCATCTACAGCTCCTCGCTGTATGCCTGTAGTTTCGGCTAATCTAGTTCCTAAATCTTCTGTTGCAGCTGTGCTTAATCTTCTGCCTTCGCCTAAAGATCCAAGCAATCCTTCTAAACCAGATTGTCTTAGTCTTTCTTCTTCGCTTACGCCACGCTGGACGGCATCTAAGCCACGCAAACCAAAACCTCTTGCAGCCTCTTGCCCTGCGCCTAGTTGATCTATACCAGCCCTGTAAGCGCTCTCTGCGTCACTTATAAATCTGTCTTGTACGCCAACAAGATCTCTAGCTTGTTGTGCTGCGGCTAGTTGATCAGGAGTTAATCCCGCAACCTCTTGCGGCACAATGACTGGCCTGCCTTCTTCATCGAAAAAGGTGCTTTCTGCTGCACGCATGGCACCGGGTATAAAACCGCCTTCGCCATCTAGTCCAAACAATAATTGTTGGAGAGCGGGATCTCTTGTTGTGGATGAGGTAGTTGCAGACGCCACATAGGGAGCATCACCCGCTGTTTCTTGTGCAGCAGGTAAGCCACCGATACCTGCCTGCTGTTGTCTAAAGTTTCTTAGTTCTTCGACAGAAACACCGTAGTAATCGGCTTCTTGTTGGTCATACTCTGCCTGTGTTAAAGGTTCATATTCTTCTGGATCAAATCCGTAAAACGATGCGTCTAAGGCTCCGCCTGTTTGATATTCTCTAATTGGTTGCATTCGCGTATCTCCCGAAAACATCCATCATCTGGTACATAAGCTGTGTGCCACGATCTCTGCTTTCAGAAGCAGAAGGCACCAAAGTCAATATGCCGTTAGGCTCTTCGTTTAATTCAAATGAACCAGCACCTCTTACCGCTTGGCCGGTCATAACAAACTCACCATCACTAAGCATGGCTGGAATGTCGTCACTGGTTTCAGTTCCGGGTCCGTCTATATCGCCGTTCATTCTTTGGAAATCTTCCATGGCTACGTCACCACCGTTTGCATACGCCATGGCATACATCGGTTGCATCGCTCCACCCATTGCGGCTCCCTGCACATATTGAGATGTAACCGCAGGCTTTCTTGGTCCTGCTTGTCCACCACTCAGTGTTGGCATTCTAGGCTGTAAACCAAACTCAACAGGATTTGGTGCTTCTCTGCCCATCCTTCGAGCTATCTCAGCTTCTATGTTGTATCGTCCGCCTGCATCCATCGTAGTTAATGGAGTCATCGGTACGCCTTTATCTTTTCTAGCTTCATCCATGGCCAGTTGGCCAAGTTTTAATGCTGCTCCACCGGCTAGACCAAGGCCAGCCAAACTGCCCAAGCCTCCAGCCAAACCGCCGCCGCCACCGGCTCCCGGTAACAGCCCACCTAAAAACCTGCTTATTGCACTACCTTGTGGTTGTGCAGCTGTTGTAGTTGTCGTGGGCGTTGTAGTTGTTGATGGTGTTGTTGTTGTAGTGGTGGCATTTGGATCAGGTTGGAAGAACGGTTGTCCGTCTGGACCAGTGCCAAAAATGTAACCGCCAGCTTTGCGTAGATTACCAAAAAGACCCGTATCATCTGTACCCGGTAATATTAATTCTGCTGTTTTTCCTAAAAAGCCTTCACCCGGTAATGAAGCTAAGCCACCGCCGACTGATTGTATTTTTCCTACTAAGCCTTTTTTAGCAAAATCCGCTGCTGAGGTTCCGCCTAAACTGCCGATACCTGTAAGGGCTTTACCAAAAGAATAGCCGCCCAAGCCGCCAGATATGGCTCCCTTCAAGCCTTTACCTGCTGCTACATTAGTTGCAGCGCCAATAGCACCAGCAACCAACGGCCCAACACCGGGTATAAAGTTAGCTAATGGACCAGCTATAGGTGCAATTTTCTTTGCTACCTTTTTAAGCGCTTTGCCTATCTTTTTGAAAAAACCAAACTCTTCGAGTCCGGTCATTTGATTAAGGCTTGCTATACCCACACCAGCTACTGCTTCTTGTGGGTCAATGCCAGCATCCATGAATTTCTTTTCAATCATGGATTCAAATTCTGGATCTTCTAAAAACTGTGGTGGCAAAACGACTTCGCCGGGGCTAAGGTGAGCTAATACAGTGTCTTCGCCTGTACCAGCCTCTTGTATCATTATTGCTTGATCAGCTAATGGCGCTTGCGCGCCTAGTTGTAGGCGCTCTATAGTTTTGCCTAATTGTTTTTGTTCGTCAGGATCGTCGCTGGTCTGCATTTCCATCATGAGCTGCTGTATACGCGCGCCCAGATCATCTTCACCAGCTTGTTGCATCATCATAAGTTCTTGGTCTGACACGGCGCCTGATCCCGTCATGGGCATCGATGCTGTAGGCATCGTCGGTGCTGGCGGCATCATACGTTGCGCGTCTTGCATCATCATCATTTCTTGGTCAGAAACCGCACCAGCTCCTGCAAATTGGTTAATTCGATCTAAAAGTTCTGGTGATATTGTGTTCTCTGCCATAGTATTAACTTGTCGTGACGCTTACACTGCCAACGCTCAAAGTGCCTCCCAATCCTGTTACATATGTTTGATGCTCATATAAATTCCTAAATTCCGTGCCATCAAACGCTTGATGGACCTCCACGGTGCTATTAAATATTATAGCACCAGTAGCGAATTGTAACGCAGAAATTTCTGAAGCGTTAAAAACCGGCGTTCTATCTACATCTGTTGAGCCAAGGTTGATCTCTAAGATTCTTACCAAACGGTTGAACGTATCGGCGCTAACCTCACCATCCGTAGCAAGAGGCAAGCGAGTCTCAAGGATCTTGGCCATTAGCCTCGACGCCCGGAGGGTTGTATATCCAGTCTAGTGTTGCCGACTCTAAATTTGTAATCTTTTTTGTTTGCTTCGACGCTGTTGTCGTCGTCACTTTCAAACCGCAGCACCACCTGTCTGGTTCTTGTGCGCAAGTTTGTAAAACGAGTAGACGTAGTGATTTGACTGGTGCTATCGGTGGACAGCGTATCAGCGTTGTAATCTCTGCGTTTGACAACAATGTTCATCGCTGGCGTATTTGACACACCAGTTGTGGTTAAAAACTTGATGTCAGGAATTAGTTTTTTGACGAACATGAAGTTTTCGCCATCTGCCAGATCAATGTCAGCTGACTCTATAAACACGTCAGACATTGCACTGTCATCATCGTTAAAACCAGACTCATGCAGATAAACGACGCCAGCATCCGAAACTTTACCAGCCGCTATCGGTCTATCCTCAATGCCTGCATCTAGCCAGCTGTATCTAACCAGCTTGCCAATACTCCAAGTTGATTCCTCGTAGTTGTAAATGACATATCGAGATATCTCTTCAGTGTCATCTTCTTTTGATACATACCAAAACCACACTTCAGAATGCTCGGCATGAACAGATGCGTAACATTTGAAAGCTTGCGTCAAATTAAGATCTGAGAACACATAGTCTTGCACACTACACGGTAGTTTTTTGACTGCGCCATTGTAGTAGTAAAATCCATTCTTGCTCATAAAAAACACACCGACCGGGCTATTGATGGCTGCTTTTGGGCCAATAAGTCCAGCGCCTTCGTTTATGAGATTCAAAGCAAAAGTAAGTGGTGGCCCGATAAACGTCATCGAGTAAAGACTTGTATCGGTCCAAATCAAAATTTCTTGTCTTGACTTCAAACCGCCTACAATTAATGAGCCAGATGACAGCCTTACGGAGCCAGCTGTATTTGTAGCTATAGGGTTAAAGTCTAATTCATTTTCCGTATCTGAAAACGCAACCAACATAGGATCAATAACGCCGGTTCTGTTGCCGCTACTACTATCGATTGGATCCGCGCCAAGCACGATTAGATGTCGGTCTACTTCGCTGGTTATTACCTGTAGCCCCAAGGTAGGTACTTTGCTTGCCCCGGTAATACCCTGTAATTCAAGCGCTCTAATAGATAGACCGTTGTTCTCAACCCATCGGTATATACCACCGCCTCTTGGATTGATAATTAAATTTTCACCAAAATTGTCGTGAGTCCACAATCGCAATTGTCCGCTTGCGGTAATCGCAGAAGACGAACCCCAAGTACCCGCGCCCCACGTACCAACACCCCAACCCGTGCTAGGCACATAAACGTCCAAGCCAGTGTTGACTTGATAAGCGCCGACAACGCTGCTTCCGCCGTTGCCGCTGTCACTTGCGTTTGCCGTAACCTCTGAACCGCTAGTGTCTTTGGCGGTAACTGTGTACGTGTTTGTCCCGGTAACAAGAAGTATTTGATATTCTTGATTGATAACGGCAGCTGTTACCAATCCACCCAATGAAGAGGCGCCAGAGAAAGTCACAAAATCGCCCGTAGATGCGCCGTGTGAGGCGTCCGTTACGGTTAATGTTGAGGATCCATTGGTTGCGCTAAACGTAACGTCTCCAGCGCTTGTAGTAACTCTAAGAGGGGTTATATCGTTGTAGGCCTCGCCTTCTTCGATATAGTATTTGAGGTGCGTGCCGATACCCAAGTATCGCGCTCCGCCAAGAGAGATCCAGCTATGTAAGGCTCTGCCAGATCCTAAATAAGTGTTTGTGTCAGACTGCTTTTCCCAGCCACCAATTTTTTCTGGCCTGCCTTTTCTGAACCGAATAAGATTGCCATCTACCCAACCGTTTTCGTTTGCGTAGTCGGTTTCTTCTTTGTTGATACCCGGTTTAAAATTTAAAGTAGTAAGTGGCATACAAAAATTTTACCACAAAAGATTAAATTTTAAGCCAATCGTATAATCGCAGCTGTTGCATTCGCAGCCGGGAACACAATTGTAAAATTACCTGCGGTACTAGTCTTGTCACCACCAAAGTCGATGACAGCCACAGCTTTGTCGGATTGAGTATCATTGTAGATCATGCATCCTCTTGCTGTAACCGTAGCAGTGCCAAACGTAAGGTCCGCAAAATCACACAAGGCTGTAGTGCCTGATGTGGTCGGCGTAACTGACGTTAAAGTGGCTCCACCACTGGTGTAGTTCGTACCTGATGCCTGCCCGGTTGTCGTAAAAGCTGTCGTAGTCGCGCCCAAAGTAGCCGAGCTAGTGTACAAAGCAAGCTTAAAAGCATTACCGGAGCTGGCAGTAAAATTGTGTGTACCGACAAGCAGCTCTTGCTTAAAGCTTGTTGGTATAGCGCTTGATATTGCCATAACTATAACTCCTTAATTATCTTAGCCATGTCATGATGACCCTGACTTGTCAATAAGTTTACCATAGTTGTCCGATCTGAGGTAATTGCGTTCTTAATTCCATACAACACTATCGTATAGATGTAGTTTTGAAAAGCTTCAGCTTGTTGTCTTACGTGTGGCGCCGCGTCCGCTGAAATATCACAAATCTTCTTGGTTATCTGCTCTGCCCAAAACTCAGGATCATGGCCTTTGTTATGTGTGGTTTCAACCATCACGCTGCCAAGCTCTAAAAAACTGTCTTTACCCATCTCAGCCACGATAAGGCTCCGGTGATAAAACAGGCTCTGGAACCTTAGCTCCAGCCTTCTTCATTTCTTTTTCAATCTGTGAGTTTTCGCAAACTATCCAACCAGAGTCGTGATTTACTGCGACAACAGGATCGTCTAATCGGTGAAAGCCATATATGCGCTCTTCAAGAGGCACATTTTGATCAAGCAAACCAGATCTATGAGAGACACCGATTTCAATGTTTGCTTCCATGCACTTAGCCAGCCAAAACTCCACACAAGCTCTGCCAGCTTCTGCAAAATGTAAATTGTGTTGGTAGCTATAATCAACACCAAAAAGATCAATCCGCGCTACTTTGTTCCAATAAGCAAATGCAATTGTCATCGGTATGGTGTTATTGAGATATGCGCACTTTGTATCCTGAACCACCTCTTTAATAGGATATACGACTGCTGATGGCACTCGCTCATCCAGCTCGCATGTGTAACAGGGTATGTCACATTCTGGCAAAAAATTTTTCATCACATCGGTTTGCGCTCCAGCGTCATCGGTATCAAAAAACCGACTGGCCGGGTCCAACATAAACATACGATCTGATTTGTATACAGCGGCTGCTGAGTTAACGGTCCAGACTTCATCCCATTGCATGCTGTTTTCTGCACCAATGGCATAATCTACTTGTGAGTTGCCCAAGGCAACAATCGCTACGTGAGCGCCCTTCAGCGACTCTATTTGGGGCATTAGTTTACTCCTGTTCTCAGGAGGTCGTAACGATATTCGTCTCTGGTTTCACGTCCCTCACCGATAGTCTTCATTCTGGCAATGGCCTCTTTGAACCGTTGTTCAAATGTCGCAATGACATCTGGTGGTTCTTTCAAGAACACTGCCGCCTCTGCGAGAGAACCATAAAGAAGAGCGTCAGGGTAGTCTGTGGATAGAAGTGTTGTGCCACTCTCTGCACCGGACGTTAGGGACGCCGGTTTATGCAGATAGTGAATCTCTACGTCGTAGTTTGCGTCAGGCACCGGAGCAAGCTCAAATGCGGTGTCGTCAAACAATGAGTAATATCTGGGCCTGCCAGTCGTAGTTGTATTCGGCGCAAACTCTTTAATAAAAGACGTGTGCTTAAAATCCAAGTAGTGGTAGGTGTTTGCAGATATTATTGCCACACTAAACGGTGCGTAAAAGTCTGAAGGCGTAGCTAAAAATCTATTGCTAGAAGTTACCTGTCCTGTGACGTTTTTGCGCTGCTTTGGTAGCTCGACAAGCTTAAAAATGCGTTGCTCTGACTCTTTGATAAAAGTGGGCAGATTCGTAACAAACGTACTTTCCGTACACTCTAAGTAGTCTTGTATTGCAGTCTTTAATGTCGCTAACGTAAAACTCATGATGTCGTTATGGTTACCTCGCCAACACTTACAGTAAGTTCGTAAGTGTCAAGTTTAGTGCCAAGTATACCTTTGTCTACATTTGTATACAACACAAATGACTGGTTGAATTCTGATGTCTCTGGTCTAGCGTTACGAATCGCTTGTGGATCAGCTGGTTTTGGCTTGGGATCTAATTGTGGGTGTTTGGGTGACCATTGATCTGGACCCACAATCAGACCATTCCACGTTTTTTTCATTTCGCGTCGTTTGTAACGGAACCCGGTAATGTCGCAGATTCCGTAAGCTTCTTTTCCAGATGCGAAAGCCATTATGCTGAGTTATACCTGCCAAGATTTGGCGCGATTTTTAATGATGTGCGAGGCTCATCTTGCGATAAGGCTCTTGTAAATTCTTCTTCGTAAACTTGTTTAAGCATGCCTGTTCTTTCCGGCGCTTTTTTCATGCTGATGTAATAAGCAAGGCCAGCTACAAAACACGGAAAAAACCTAAAAGGCATGTCAACAGTATCTACAGCCCCATCAACGTCGTCCATACGTGTCAAGACATTCAACCTCACGGTGTATGTGCTGTTCTTATCAGGCACCGGCCAGACTGTAATTGTTGGTGTCGTTTGCTTGTTTACAAAAACTTGGTTTGGTTTACCGCTAGAGGCCTTGGTAGATAAGTTTGCATATTCTGCGCGACTTATTTTGTTAAGAGGAAAGTCTGTCGTTTCACTGTTTATAGTTTCTCGTATGTAAGCATCGAGAACGTCTATAGGCGCCGTAGCGTTTGTAGAATCAATGTTGTAGGTAGAAGTGTCTTTAACCATGGTTATGTCTACTTCTTTAATCGTCCACTGATTCAAGCCCCGGTTAGCCCATTCTGCCAGCATCAGATTGGCGCTTCTTTTGGCAGTACGCAAATCATAACCAGTACGAAGCTCTAAGCCACAACGCTCAAAAGCTTCTTCGATGTATTCTGCTACATCTGGTTCAAAATTTTTGCTGCCGGATAATGCCATCTAATCCTCGTATAAATTATTAAAAGTTATCGCCGGATCTAAATAACTTTCATGCCCTTCTGCGCTATGCGCCCACTGCGATGGTTTGAAGTCTGGCGCACCTTCACCTGTAACCCAAAGAGCTGGGCTTGTAGCCCTAACCCGGTTGTTAGGTAATGCAACCAGATTGCCTTTCCATTCGCAATCTTCAGTTATATATAATACATGAGATTGCTTGTGTTGTGCAGGATCATCTGCTATGTCCGAGTCTGTGTAGTCAACCGTAAACAAATATTTAGCCTGATAAAAATCACCGCCAATCTTTGCAATCCATGGTGAAGAGCTTACCCGGTCCATGACTGTGACTGCATGATTTCTTGATTCGCAGTCCCATGGTTGTGCTAAATGATCTTCCATTGGCCTTGGAAATTCTTCCAAAGGCATATCAAAAACCAGTCCCTGTATGGGCATCCTAGCCCACATAGCACCGCCGTGTATGTTGTCTTCGTCCCAATCATCGCAATCGGCTTCGCAACCTGTAAACACGACTTGAAAACTTAGAGATCGATCTGGGATGGTGTTGACCGCTATGGCCAAAGCGTGAATATATTCATCATGATACTTTTCATGATTGTGGGTAAACTCCCGCCTCACCCAACATTTAAAGTGCGGGACGTTACTAATGAGATAAGACACGGCTTACCTCTTAGATTTTTTATTCATCGCTCCGCCTTTCGACTTTTTCATCAAAGCCCCACCCTTAGACTTGCGCATCATAGCTCCGCCTTTCGACTTCTTAACCGCCAGTTTGGTGATCGCTTGACTAACACCATTGCCCTTAGTCTTTTTCATCATGGCGCCACCTTTGGATTTCTTCATAAGAGATCCACCCTTAGACTTCATCATCATGGATCCGCCTTTCGACTTCTTCATCATGGCTCCGCCTTTCGATTTTTTGTTAACTGAATAACCTTTTGTTTTTTTATACGTCATAACCGCTCCTTATATTCTGCCAAACAAACCCATGTTTGATCTTTTTGTTATTTTACCACCATTTCTTGCAACGATAGTTTCTACATTGGTAGGTTTGCCACCAACACCTTGTCTCTTTGAGCGCTTACGCTTTACAGCGGAGGCGATTTGTCCTTTGGACATTTGATTTGCTTTGGACCGGGGTACGCATTTGGGGTACTTGCGTTTAGATCCTTTTGTGGAAGCTCTTCCACATTGCTGAAACTTACCGTCTTTTTTGGGAGCGCCAATGTCTACCCAATCGCCCTTGCGTCCTTTTCCAAACCACTCGGTTAGACCACCTTTAGGCTTGGCCATCAGCTTCTAGGCACTTTTGTCTTTTTACGCTTGCTGTCCATCATTGCTCCACAGCCGCGCCCTTGGACCATTACAGTGCCGCCATTTGCCATGTAGCCCATCTTATTGCGTACTTTTGTTGGCAGCTTGCCTAAACCCTTGTTGCCTTTTGGTACTGGTTTTAAAGACACGTCTCCGCCATTCTTCTTACTGATTGCTCCGCCTTTGGCTGCGTATGTGCCACCCATTTTTTTGTATTCTTTAACCATGTAGGCGTTGGCATAAGCTGACGGGTACACGTCAAATTTAGCTTTTGCTTTGGATTTAGCTTTGGAATAGAGCGAAGGGTTTTTTACGTTATCAGGTATGCTGCCGCCTGCCTTCATCTTGATCGCGCCCAAGGTCTTGGCTTGTTGTGCGTGTGTCTTGCTGGCTTTTTTTAAGCCTTTAATTACTTTGTTAATTTTCTTTTGTGTCATTATCTCATCCTCATGCCCGGACCACGCATTCCAACCGCTGGTCTATTGATTGCCGTATTTACTGGGCCTCTTGTTAGTGGAGCTGCCACGCGCCCCATAGGATCTATTTGTGGCATTGGAAACTGAGGTAAAGATGGCATCGGCATAGGTGCTGGCATAACTTGAGCAGGCATCGGCATCGGCTCATTAATTTGCGGAGGCACGAAAGGTATGAAGTCTCCCCTCGGATCTCTTCTTGCTTCTATTGCCTCTTGAATCTTGCCAAAAAAACCTGTTTGAGGTGTCGTTGGCGCCGCTATTTCTTCTGGCATCGGAGGCATAATTCTTTCTATCGATGGTGGTTTCATCGGTATCTTTTTTGGCATACCGGGGCCTTTCGTCAGTTTCTTTCGTCCACCAACGTCTTGGGGTGGCAAAACACCACCTCTTGTTGGTATTGGCATGTCTGGTCTTCCGCCTTCGCCACCAACATCAATATTTAAGTTTGCAATTCTTTCTCTGATTGCATCCACATCTATGTTTGGTATTTGTATGTTGCCCGGACCCATTCCGCCTATCATCGGTGGTGGTACAAATGCGGGATCGCTTGGATCTATACGAGGTCCAGCGGTGCCTAAAGGAAACTCACCAAAACCGGGTCCGCCCATAGTGCCTATTCTTGGCCCAGCTACATCCATAACAGGATCAGGCATTCGTGTAGCAGCTTGTCTAGCCGCGAGCTGTTCTTGTAATTCTGCAATTTTAGCTTCTAAGCCAGATATTTGGCTTGAATAATCCGGCATTTGTGGTCGAGGTCTGCGTTTAAATCTTGGTCGAAAGCCACCAAAGAATCCACCGCCCATGCCGGGAAACCCGCCACGCATTCTAGGATCAAACGGAGGAGGCCCAAAACCGCCTCCGCCAAATCCACCAAATCCGCCCATAGGGGGGGTCATCGGGCGTCTTAATCTACTAAACAAACCGCCTATACCGCCCGGAGGCTGCATGGGCATTGCTTGATTTCTGAAAATCGCCACAATAACTCCTTAATCGTACTTCTTAATCATCTCCAAAATAATCATGTAACTGTCGCCGCTGGAGTGACCCACTGTTGTGAAGTCAATGTCTCCGGTTTTGCCAGATCCAGCATTATTTGGGATAGCAGTGAAGTTATCGTAGTATTCATCGCCGGTTGCATCTGCTGGTATGTGTGTAAGCAGGACATTTGTTGATGCATCAAATTCCATTTTAACGCTCATGCCAACAGTCATCCAATAAATTCTTTGGATGTGAACCTCAGTGCAGGCTTTCCCAGCTGAGTTTGCAGCTAAGGCAGATACATCTACCTTTTTAACTGCTGACTCGCCTGAGCCGTCAGACACGTTGGTGAACCGCATAATCGCGGTTCTTTCGCCGTCCTGAATAGTTTGTGAAGCTACAGCATCAGCCATATCTCACCTCCTACAGTTCAGTTACCGCAGTGCGTTCTTTGTAAGCGCCAATGTAATCAACGGTCAAAGTTTTCGCAGCAGCAGCACCATTTTGTATACCAAACGACAGAGTTAACTCTTCATTATCTGGCGCGTTTGTGCTGACTACTGTGCCAGCTAAGACGTTGTTTTGGAAAACGTGAAACTTCTGATCTTTAGGATCATATAAAAATCCTATAGTCATAAAAGTATCGTCGGCCAGTGCGGTAGGCAAATCTAAAGTAGATTGAGTGCTGTCTTTTTCAACTATCATAGTGACAGTCGTAGCCCCATCTGACTTCAAAAAGAAAATGCCATCGGTTACATCTAACGGAGATGTGTCCGTAAGTTGTAAACCAGCGACAATGTCAGATTGCGTTGCGTCATTGGTTTTGAACCGCATGTGAAACGCTAATTGTTTACCAGCTTCGTATTTGAAACCTTCTTTTACCAATTGGAAAAAGTCGGCATCGTTATCGCCAGCTGCGTTAGTTACCAACAAAAGACCGCCATCACCGTCAGCTAATGCTTCTGTTGCGGATCCTGTTCCATCTTCTGTTGTTGTGATTGTCCAATCGGACGCTAGATAAGTATCAAAGTCATTAAAATAACTATGGTACTTATGGGGTGCGGGAGCCTTTAATTTACCAAGTGTTCCATCACCTGAAACATTGGTTACTCCGCTCGTAAAGTGTGTTGTCATGCTACAGTCCTCCTAAATTAGACCAGCAACCGGCCCATCCGATTGCCATAGAGACTCTGTCAGTATACCACTAAAAACCGAAAAACAAATAAAAAGGGCCGAAGCCCTTTCTTACCCGTAAACTTTTTGGTAAGCCTCAGCTCTGCCTGCGTTAACAATCTGTCTTTTGTACTTCTTGATCATAGTTTTTGCAGCGTGCTGTTGTGCTGGAGTCCATTGGTCTTGCCCAGCGAGGCTTTTACCGAAATTGCTGTCGGTCCCGTTGAAACCCATCCCATCTTCCGCAAACGCTCCATCGCATGCACTCGCAACACAAGATACGAAATCCTGTAATGCAACCACCACATTTGCAGGCAGAGGCTTAGGCGACTTCTTGTTTTTAGCTGAGAATACTTTTTCCACAGTTTCCACATCAATTGCAATCTCCTCGATGCTGACATTGTTTTCAACCACGTTATCCAGTGCCTTATCTAACACCTTCTGCTTGCTAACCAGCACCTCAGCCAGCCTAGCGTCAATTGAACCATCAACAACCAAATGCTGTACTAACACAGAGCTTTCTTGACCAATTCTGTGGCAACGATCTTCAGCTTGTGACACGTTACCGGGAACCCAATCAAGCTCTGCGAATACTACGTGACTTGCAGAAGTGAGGGTAATTCCTACACCCGCAGCTCCGATAGTGCCGATGAACACGTCAACACTGCCAGCTTGAAAGGTATCAACAGAGTTTTGTCTGTGAGCTTGTGAGCAGTCGCCTGTAAGAGTAACCACAGTCTTGCCAGCTGCCTCAAGACCTTCTTTGATACCATCTACAACATCTTTATGATGAGCCATGACCACCACTTGGTGATCGATATCAGCTACGTGAGTGACAACATCAGCCACTTTAGCCAGTGCAGTATCGTGACGAACACCTGACATTTGCTCGAATTCAACATCATTTGATGATGTCTCATCGACTGCATCCGCCATGGTTTCAAACTCTTTACGGATCTGGTCGCTGTAATCGTTGTTTGGCAAAACAATAATTTGACGCACCTTTGCTGGCAGCTCTTTCAACACTTCATCTTTTTTCCTGCGGATCATGAAAGATTGACGCAACAATCTTTGCAGCTCATCTAGGTTAGACGCGCCGTCAAAGTGCCATCCAAAACGATCTCTGTATGCACCTGCATACTTACGGCCAAACTTGAAGAAGTTACCAAAAGTAACAGGATCCAGATAACCAGCAATAGGCTGTAGTTCGATAGGGCGGTTGGTAATCGGTGTCCCGGTCAATACAACCTTACGGCTTGCTTTGATGCCCACAGCAACGCCGGTGCGCTTGGCTTTAGGGTTCTTAATGTAATGCGCCTCATCCATGATAACTAGATCCCAAACACGCGCGTTGATTGCATCTTGGTGTTTAGTCAGAACATCGTAGTTGATGATAACCACGTCAGGCGTCTCAGGGATCTGCTCACCACCACCGTTAACGATCTGAATGTCACGCTCAGAAACCAACCATTTGGTCATTTCGTTTTTCCAGTTGATCTTGAGAGATGCTGGGCATACAACCAAAACAGTTTTAGGAGCTGTAGCATTGATCACGCCGATAGCTTGTATGGTTTTACCTAGACCCATTTCATCACCGATCAGCGTAGATTGACGCTGTGTCGCATAAGCGATGCCAGCTTTTTGATACGGGAGATAAGACAGTCCAGCCGGGACCGGGATCTCGATGTCTGCATCTACAGCTTGAGAATCAGCAATCGCCTGATCGTTATCTCTGAGGCGAGTAACCATCCATTGATCATCGACTTTGCGCACAGAGTAACCAGCAGCTTTGACTGCTGCTTTACGCTCGCGCCATACCTGCCAGAAGTCTGAGTTAGGCTTGGCCGTGCTGATAAAACGTCCATCTGTGTGGATCGTCTCTGCTGACCAATCTAGTTTCAATTCCATTTTTGTCTCCGGTTTTGCGTATCTATATTGTTAATATACTCAATACCGTGTCCGTGTGCAAGTTTTTATACATGTGTAGCTAGGCATAAAAAAAGAGGGCCGTAGCCCTCTTTCTCAGTAGTTGAGTAATAAACCCTACTGTTGGTTCAATTAAGCACCTTGCGAGCCGTAGATTCCTCTCCAATCAGAGAAACCGAAGCTATAACGCTCTCTAGCCTTGTATCGAATGTTACCAGTCGTAAAGTCTGGCTCCATGCTAGTTTCCATAGCTGTTCTTTGGAACATCTTTAGGCCTTCACCTGACTCAGTAACCGTAGTCATCAAGAAGAAAGCATCAGGATCATTCAGGTAATGGTTAACAGTGTAACCGCCCGGAATAACTCCAGTGTTCCTAATTGAGTTTAGGTCGTTGTCAGCTGTTCCTACTCTGCCCGGTGAGTTAAGGATCCTATCAGCAACAAACACTAGCTGTGGTGGAACCACAAGCTTTGTAGCCTGTACTGAGATCGTTAGACCCCTGTCATCAGTAAAAGTAGAAATATCAATCAGAGCATCTTCGAGACTAGTCTCGTTCAAGTCTGCCATGGTTGTTGCTCTGTTCGCAGCAGTACCACCACCCGCAAGTGGGTGTCCTGTGTTGATCAGAGAAACGCCATCGCCACCTGTAAAGGATGAGCTGAATGCGTTATTGAGTACGTCCGCGCCTTTCACTTCTTTGGTGTGAGCCATAGATTGTGCAAGTGCTTTTACATACCTTTTACCAAGAGAATCGTAAAGATTGTCTTCGATTGCTTCTTCGGTCAAAGCAAAAGCAAGCGCGACAGTGTCGTGCGTATACCTTGCTGTAAAACCTTCATTAGCATTATCGAAAGCAACCCCTGCTCCCTCTGTTTTTGTCGGTGCGCTACCGAAGCCTGTTATTAAGACCTCTTCCTCGAAAGCCCTTTGACTGTCCTCAACACTAAAGATGTCAGCGTATTCCTGACCTCCATAACTGTCGTATGACATACCAAATAAGCTATTAAGTCCGGGTTCTAATTCCTTGGCTAATTGCGCTCTTGAAATCGCCATCTAATTAACCTCCTAAGCTAACCCGGCGCCTTTAACACCGAATATATGGTTTTGAATTACAACATATACGTTTGTTGCATCCGATGAGACATCGTCGTTGTCAGGATCTTCTGAAATGTCAATTGCCTTCACAGACAAAGTCGTTCCAGTTCCACCATCAGCGACGTTAAGTTCAGCTCCTGAAATACCAGTAACGGTACTTCCAGCTGACGTATATACAATGTCAAAATTGCCAAACAGGTCTGCAATAGGGAACGCTGCGTTGCACTGAACCTCAAACACTACGTCTGGGTCGTCTATTATAAAAGCTATAATATCCGACGCATTTGTAGATGCGGGGTAAAAGTTGCTAAACACTTGCTCCTTAGTTGTAGGGTCCGTGTATTGACACCCATTAAATACACCTACGATGGGAACCGTCCCACCATCGGCGTGAACCTCAACGGTTCCACCAGTGACTTGAGCTACCATATCGCCTTGAAATATGCTTGTTCCGTAGTTCGCGGCTATACGATATCGACTCGTTCCACCAGTGTATGGCGCTCCACCAATCATTTTGACTGGTTTCATGCCAAAAGCGGCATCTTTATTAGCCATGATACACTCCTATCATTGTTTACCGAAGGTCACTTTGGTATCCCTCTGAGGATTGTATTTAACGTATCGGTTATCTTTTCTTGAATCGTTGAAAACTGTGTTATCCAAAGCTTGCACCTGATCCAAGTTTTTTTGTTGATAATATTCGTTACGTTGTTCTACCATCTCAGTGGGCATTTTGCCCAAAACTAAACCTTCATTGTTAATAATGCCAGTTTCTTTCCCTACTTCTGTTGTTGACATGTGCTGCCATTCAGCAGGAAGTTCTTCCAATTTAACAAGCTCCCATCCTTCACGGATTCGTCTTGAAACATTAGATCGATCTTCTTGCCCCAACATAGCGGTCCTGATCCACCTGTATGTCATACCCGGCGGTGCAGGAGGCGCCTCTAGGTTCCGTACCGGCCTCCATGGTTTACTACGAAGATTATTATCGTGAGCTTCGGATTCACGCGAGTTTCGATTCGTTACTTTCTTTTCATTAGTTGTCATATTGCCTCCCTTTGAGCAATTTTTTGCTTCTCTTGAGCTACTCGTTTCAACCAGTCTTGTTCAGACATGTTGTGCGGTTTTAGCCCTCGAAGGCGCTCGACTTCTGATTTCGAGAAAGTTACGCCGTTCTTTTTACTACGTGTTTGTTGACGACTTCCAACGGAAGCGGATGCGACTCTTTGCACGGAGGGTCTACCATCCTTTTGACCGTCACCCTCACCTGCGGATTGCAAGTGTGGATAAACTTTATAAATTCGGTTATTCAGCTCACCATAGTAGTCTTCTGAGTCTGGCTCAAAACCTTCATTGATAAGCATGTTATGTTGGAAAAAAGCAAACTGTGTTGCTTCTAAATGAGCAGGATCTTCTTGGTTTCCGTACCACTTATTATTCTCGTACCAACCCAAAGCCTCTTCTGTAGGCTGAACCGCTTCTTGTTGTTGTGCGGCTGGCTGTTGGTAATAAGACTGATCGACTTGCTGCGCTTGTGGAGCTTGTTCTCTCCTACGCTTTGCCACTTTGATCTTTTCTTTTTGGATCCTGAGATCGCCTTTTAGATCATCGGCTTTGCTCATCAATTCAGCGTCACCAGATTCCACAGCACGTTTGTATAGATCTGCTGCTTCGCGCTCTTTAGCTTCAAGCGCCTCTTCTTCTTTCTGTAAGACGGTATCTGCTTGAGCTTGATAGCTTTGTTGATAAGCGGTTAGTTGTTCTTGTTGCTGACGCGCAATCTGCTCAAAATACGCAGCCCGATCTTCAGCGGCTTTTACCTGCGCATTCTTTTTGTTGATTCGCTTGCTTACACTCTTAGTGTAATTGTCCAGCTCGTCATCCGGGCTGGTAGTTTGTGCTTCGACAGCAGCATCCTCTTGGATATCTACTTCGACTTCTTCGACTTGGGTTTCTAGGTTTTCGTTGTTTTCAATCATGGTTACACGCTCATTATATCATCTGGATTAAGGATTGTGGCTATGACTTCGTCATCGTTGATAATTCTGACTTCAGCGCCGTCTTCGAGTTTGAAACGAGAGCCAGCGTAACGGCCAATCATCACCCATTGCTTTTCTTCGCACCATGGCGTGTCGCCAAAGCGATTTTTGTCGTTATAACACTGAGGTCCCATCTTCACAACATAAGCAACAACAGTAGCCAAAGACTCTCTTTCTTTAGTTTCACTAGTTAAGAGAATACCGCCTTTAGTTGTGTTTTTTCCGCCGTATGGCAAAACCAGCATACGCCAACCAGTTGGTTGAGGCATTCGTTCTAAGACTGATTTATCTAACAGGGTAGGATCGAGGACCCTATCGTCGGTATCGACGTAGGCATCTACGATTGCTTTTTTTGCTTGTTCAGACATTTATCACAATTCCTTGTTATATTCTTTTATCTCCGATTCGATATAGTATAACGCAGAAAGCTCGCCTTGCAAAAATTTATAATGTTCTATACTTTCTAATGCTCCCGACATAAGTGTCTCGCTTATCTGAGACTCTCTATCTTTGATCACTTTCTTGATCTTGTCGTGAAGCGTTAAATCGTCCATTAAGATCTGACTTTAAACTTCAGCCCCTTAGTTGCGGCACCCTTGCCTCTAACGTCAATAATTTTTTCTACGCCGAGATTTTTCATTTCGCCGTCAACCATCTTAGCAATGGTTTTTTTCTTCAGTTTGTATTTTGTATAACCTTCCATAATTACCCCTTTTTCTTAGCTGGTCGCCCACGCTTTTTCGGCGCTGGCTTTTTCGCAACAGGCTTTTCTTCCTCTGCGACTGGTTCTGGTTCTGGCGTAGGCTCTGGCTCTACCGGAGCAGATTCACCTTTAGCAATACGCGCTAATTTTTTTGCAAGACGAGCTTCGTTCTCAGCTTGTGCTTTTGCTTCTTCTGCTGTTTTTGCAGACAGCGCTTCAGCCTCAGCTTCGCGCTCTAATTTCTTTTGCGCTTTCAGCTCTTTGATTGCCTCTTTTTTGTAACTAGTTGTCATAATTTCTCCTTGATCTTATCCCCTCATTTTCTGTTCTAACTCAAGGAGTTTTAGATCTGCTTGCTGTTGCAACCTTTGCAATGCAACATCCAGTTTATCATCAGCTACGTTTTTTTGCACATTTATACGTTGCCTCTGTATTTCGTTCTCAAGAACCTTTTCTTCAGCTCGTTGATTTTGTTTGCTTTCAAACTGAGATTGCTTTTGATCAAGCTCTTTATCACGCAGTTCGACTTCTGCCTTTCGTATCTCTACCAGAGGATCTTCTGATCCCTGACCGATAGATTGTAAAAACTCCGCACTGAGTTGTGCCATGATTGGTGCAGCAAATTGATCCAACAACATCTGTATTTGTTGTGCAGCTTGTTGCTGTTGATCGACCGGCATTTGTTGCAGCTGCTGTTGCACCTGACTAATTCTTTCCATGGTTTCTGGCGGTATTTGTTGTTGCGCCATCTCAGAAGCCAAAAACTGTAAGTGCTGCATCACATGGCTTATAACCATGGCTTGTATTTGGGGATTCTCTTTGACGACTTGCGTCAAGAACAAGGCTCTGTGTGTTTCAACATGAGCTGTATGGTTCTGGCCTTCAAAAGCTTGCGCTGGTTGGCCCATCAAGAAACCACTGTTTTCCAATCCTGCGTCAATTGGTCTGGGAGTCATATCTGGTGGCGGTTGTAATAACGCTTCGACATTATCCACACCTAACGCCCCATACATGCGCCTATACGCTTCGTATATGCCGTTTGGACCATGCACTTGTGGGTTTGATTGAACCATCTGCAAAAGCTCTTGTGCGAGCGTTATGCGCTGGCTCTGGCTAAATATGTTTGGATCAGATACCGGGATAACATCGATGCGGTCATCAAAGTCAGTTTGTTTTACCTCTCTGGGTCCGGTGCCTGTTTCATATGCATATTCAGGCGGTAAATATTCGCCAAATAATTTTGATAGTAGTTGAAACTCAATGCGCTGCGCGTAGTGCAATCTTTTGTGAATAGCACTCATAACTTTTGTGCCACGCTCCAGCAACGCTACAGTTGTGCCTACTGGCATGGCCTGATTCATATCGCCGACATTCATATCAGCAATAGCAGCAAATCTTTTGCCTGAGTCAACCAGTATGCCCAATAGACTCATAAGCACGTTGCTCGGTTCTTTGATTGGCAACGGTATTAAGTTTTCGCGTAAGGATCCGCCGGTAGTGTCTATGTCTCTAAACTCTCCCGGTTGTAATGGTTCATCCTCATCTCGAATGCGCATGCCTCTGGCTTTAAAACCTGCTGGTAAGTTTGCCAGAGTGCCTGCATCAATTAATTGTCTTAGGATCGATGTAGATGCTTTGGATATGCCACCAATCATGTGACTCAATCCTAGACCGTAAAAACCTAGTCCCGGTAGAAACTTGTACTGTACGAAGTAGTTGATCTTGTTTTTGTAGGGATCACCTTCTACGAAGTTTCTTCTAATGGACAGTACGGTTTGTGAAGATTCGTCTATCGTGACGATATAAGGCAGCTTTAATCCAGTAGGATTGCCGTCTTGATCCATATCTTCAAAGCCTGCAAGGTCCAAAATCGTGTGTACCTCGTAGACGGTGTGATCTCTGTCTTCTGCATATGAAGGGCTAAGTCCTTCAATCTCGTCTATCTCTTTTTGTACCTCATCATCATCTGGATCGTATGATTCGGATTTGATTTCCACGTCAGCATAGAAACCAGAGAGTTGTTGTTTCTTAATTTCGTTACGCGACATGCTTATTGCATGAGTAACTCTTTCCGCACTGCTTATGTCAGATGCCTCGTAAGGCACGATTAAATCTTCTGGAGATACAAACTTAGAGACAGCTCGGTTCAATACATTGTCGTAGTAAATCTTTTTGAAAGCCGACCCAGCTAGTGGCAGGTAGAACAACAACATATCTAATTCTGGATCGTAGTCTTGCATCACGTTCATGATGTAAAAGTTCATAAACTCTTGCACACGATCTGCTTGTGCTTCTGTCTCTGCGGTTCTTTGGCCTACAAGTTGAGTCTTGACCGGGCCTTTGGCCGGTAACATTTCTTTGTATGCCTGCGCCTGAAACTGTGTGACAGCTTCTGCAAGTATAGGGTGTATTACTCCACTAGATCCCTCAAACGGCTCTGATCTAGCCTCATCAAACTTCATGCCTAGGTACTTTAGGCCTTCGATGTAAGTCTTTTCCCATTCGCTACGTGATTCTTTGTCGTGACGTATGCTAGAAAGGATATCTCCCGATAAGCTTTTCAGCTCACTTTCGTCTACAAAATCTACAAGGTTAGCATCGAAAGCTGCGGGATCAGCTTGAGGGTCTTCTGCGTCGATCTCATCACCAACAAGTATTTCTTCTTCAGTGACTAATATTTCTGCCGCTTCACGGATTTGATCTTGTCTAGTAGGCTCTGGAAAAACCTCAATCGCATTGCCTCCCACATTGATGTCTGGGTTGTCTTGCGTGCCTAATTGTCGTTTTTCAATAGCCATAGTATTTCAGTTTAACACTTCTTGCCGGTTTTAATAATAAACCGTGCGTTTACGTGGTAGTAAATCTGCCTCCATTTGATAGTCTTCGTCTAACGCTACAAATCCGCCTTGCCTGAATCTCATTAATGCCATTGTAGCAGAGTCACAGTAGTCGTCATGATCGCCGTATGGGAAAGATGCCATTTCCTCAATAACCTCATCAGCAAATTGATCCTCGGTAGCCCAAACCATACCTGATTCAAAGATAGGCGCTACCGAGTTCATCCGCGCTATTTTGTCTTGACCCCGGCTAGGTGTATAAGATGTAACCGGAATACCCATGCGCCTGAGTTCTTGCGTAAGCGGAGTGCCGCTTGCTTTAGCCTCGATCAAAATACAATCAGGCTCCCAATACTTATATTCATCCCAAGCCAATTTTTTTAACTCTGGAAAATCTACTCTTACACGCTTTGCATCGAGCAATATGATTTGATCAGCCTCACCGTCAGCTGGGCTAAATATTGCCCATGTGGTTATAGCAGAGTAGTCAGCCGTTTCTTTTTTACTAAATGCCGTATCGTAGCTTTGTATCACATAACTGTAAGCTGGCACCTCGCCCTCCCAAGTCTGCCACCATTCACGTTTTACAATAGAGCCTTCTTCAGCTGTCGGATTCTGTAGCCACTGGGAGTTCCATTTGGATACCGGGAGAGATGCCTTCACCGACAACAGTTCTTCTTTCTTCCAAAACTCTGGCCATAAAGGTGTATCTGTTTCAGGCATGATTGCAGGAAACTCCACCACTTCCCACTGATCTGCATTTTCTTGGCTTGATTGCTTCAGAACCTTTCCAACCAAGTCTTTGGTAGACCAACGGGTCATTACAATGATGATAATCCCGCCCGGTTGTAGACGTTGTCGCGGACCGGATGTGTACCATTCGTAAGCGCTTTCCATGGCTGTGGGTGACATGGCATCTTGCTCTGAATGCGGATCGTCAATAATAAGTAAATCAGCGCCTCGACCAGTTATCGCACCGCCAACACCAGCTGCGAAGAATTCACCCTCTTGGTTACTGGTCCATCTACCAGCTGATTTGTTATCAGCTTGTAGCTTTAGATCTGGGAAGATTGTGCTGTATTCTTGACTGTCGATTATGTTCCTAACTTTACGTCCGAATCGAACCGCAAGCTCTGCCGTGTGAGTAGTTTGTATAATTTTGAGATTACCGCGCAAGCCCATCATCCAGCTTGGAAAGTAGGTACTCGCAAACTCAGACTTAGAGTGCCTAGGGGGTAAGCAGACTATAAGTCTCTTGAGTTTGCCTTGCGCGATACGGTTGAATTTTTCACCGATTATCTTGTGGTGGCGACCTTCTATAAAGTCTGGCCACAAGTGCTTTAGGTAAGTTATAAAATCTTTCTGACATGCCTCTTGTTTTTGCAGCTGCTCATAACGACTCAGAAGCGCGACTGCTTCTGCTTGATCCTGTTGTGACAGGATATCAAAATCTTTAAGAGACAGATCTCCCATCAGACTTCATACCAATCCTTACCCTGCCAAAGTAAAGCTTCAGCTTCTCTGCGTCTCTCTAACCCGGCTAGGACTACTTTTTCTCCGTTGACCGTTGCTTTGTTCCATCTACGCATCTGAGCTGGTACCTCATTCTTTTTGTTTTCATTTAAAACTTTGAGCAAAGTGCTTGATCGGAGGTTGCCGCCGCCTAGATTGAAGGTCCAAGCTATAAGAGCGTCAAACTCACACTGTTCTAATGGCACCTTCACAGCGTCATTAACAATAGATTCAAATTGTTGTAAATCTTGATCTAATAAAGACTCCGCTTCTTCTTGCGTAATCTCCATTCCTTCTTTTGTCGTGCCTGTATGCCCGTAGCCAATCGTCAGTTTCGACGCGCTGCACAAATAAGATTGTAGTTCACAACCCTCAAATTTTTTAATAAGGGCTTTGCCCTCTTCGCTAGTGACTCTCATATCATTCATATCATTCTCCCCATGTGCCGTCGTCTTTGACTCTGGCAAGTTTCTTACCGCCGTAATACTCAACGGCATGTCCTTCGTTAATAAGTGTTTTGCAAATGTCAGAACCGTTTTGATCATACGGTATGCCAAGGATCCTGCCGTACTTGCCTTTGCCAAGCGACTTAACCTTGAATCTTCCAACACATAACTCCTTCAATCTTTCTTTTGCTTTTAGTCCTAGAGCCTTTTCCGCTAGGTTTCTGGTTCTACTCTCAGGGGTGTCGATCCCGTGAAGGCGAACACGCTGTTTGGTTAAATTTACGTCGAATCCCAGCCGGAGTGTGATATCTATTGTGTCGCCGTCAATTACCCTTTCAAGCTCGGCCTCGTAGACGTATGCTTCTGGGGCATCACTCATCCGACTTCTCCTGCGTTTCTAATTGTTTATCTTGTTCCCTATAATACTCTATTATCGCAAGGACGTTGGTAACATATCTTTTTAGCTCTGCCATATTCATGCTAAGACTTTCATAACCCTGCGTCGATAACGCATAGTAAGGTTCAGCTGGCGCCTTACCTTCCTCAACAAGCTGTAGATATTCCTCCATTACTTCTGGCGTAAGCACACGCCACTTTATGTCTTGCAGGTTTACCTCTAAAGGCATAGGGGGGTGGTACATAGGTGCAGGCAAAGTAATTGTTTTGATTTCCACAGGCGCGGTTCGCGGCTGAAACAAAGAACAACCACTAACAACAAAAACTAAACTAATTACTAGCAGGTGCCTCATCTTTGCTCTCAAACATGTTTGGATCTGTTAGCTCTGCAAACTCTGATTTAACTTTCGCCGTGCCTTTGTTGATTATATTTTCTATGAGTCCCGGCTTTGCCATGGCTAGATTGTTCAGGCTATGACGCTGGAAGGTGTTTCTTAGCTGATTAACTTCGCGCACTGCTTCTTGATTCTGCGCGTTGAGTTGATTGATTTGTTCAGTAGTTTCTTTTTGCTTTGCTAAATAGTTATCTATGCTGGCGTTTTGTTCTTCTATTTTTTCTTCAAGGATCACGGCATTAGCTTTGAGCGTAGAGATTTCTTTCGCCTGCATTTGTACGAAAAACCATAGGCCGGTAGTTACTATCAGTAGTAATCCGGTAGAGACTGCTG